CGTTTCTCGTTTTCTCGCGCGACCCGCTTTTGCTTTGCAGCAGCAATGATCTTGAGCACATCATTCCTCCTGTATGCGAATGCGGCATTGGCCACTGGTGATACGGTGGTGGGCCCTTCGGGGCCCGGTCCGAAGGCGGTGGAAATAAATGGATTGCTTCCCTTTGAGAGAGTGATACTCTCATCGGTTCTTGCAACACTAGTGTTGATCCCAGTCGTCACGACGATGGTGTCACGAGTGGCGGGTCGAGGGCTTTTGACTCCCTGGCCTGCAACATTCATTCCACAACCCAAGGCCGTGGTTGGTGTGGTAATATCCGTCTACCACACCATCATCAGAGTAGCTCTACTGGCCGGCAACTGTGTTTACAGTTGCCTGTGCTACCCTGATGTAAAGGTCCCTTTCGTACTCAATCTTGCACCTGAACAATCTTTGGAGCAACCTCTATTGGATGAGGTTCTTTCAGAGGTCAATACTGACTACAAGTTGTCGAAACTTGGTGTGCTGGAGAGAGACGAACATGGTTATTTTGTTCCTATTCGGAACTTCTGGTGCGTTGACGGTAACCATATCGTCAATATTCCTTTAATCCCTTGTGCCGTGAGACTCCAGATGGCGCTCGGATTGCATTGGCCATCCCTATTGCGAAGGGATGGTGGTCGGTTGAAGTTTAGGCTCATGCCTGTGATGGATTATATGTATCGCAGTGCTCCTAAATTGCAACGCGTTCAGGAATGCCTGTCCAATGACGTTTTGATACATCGTTATCGAACAGAATTGGAACATCGTGTGTTGGTGGCCCAGGTCGGAAACGTCACGGTTTTCGACGTACATGCCACTATGCTAGAGTCTGTCGTTACCAGACAAGACAAGCTGGCTCCCTATGACTTCCAGAAACATCTGGAGCCAGAGGGGCTCACTAAAGCTGAGGCAATCCTGCTCTGCGCATATGTTAGAGCATATTTCAACTGGACACAGTATAAACATCTACCTGATGTCACTTATGAAGTCTTAGGTCCTTCACTTCATGAGGGTAAATCTGTGCCCATCGTGCCGGTCGTCGACCCTCTCACTGAGAACCCGAATGCTGTTCCAATATCTAGTGAGAACAATGATATAGCTACAATCTCAGATAGGTTGGAGCGCACCAGGAATCCGGACAACCAAGTTCCCGGTCATTACCACGATTATGTTAAAGAGTTTATTCAGCTCTTTACTAATATGATTGGTGTTAATGATGACCCCATTCACCCGCTAGACTTGGATGAACTTCGTCAGATCTTAACCCGTCCCAAACAGAGACAAGCTATCGATACGCTCGAAGCTACACTCGAGCAAGCCGGGTTTGTTGTTTCTGCGTTCATGAAAGCGGAGAATTATCCGAAAATCAGGTCACCTAGGAATATATCAACTGTTCCCGATTGGTTCCTGGCCTGGTACTCATGTTACACACACCCCATCACAACACGCATGAAGAAAGTGCCCTGGTATGGTTTCAAGAAACCAGCGGACACTGAACGTGACGTCATGCGAGCTGTCGCTAGAGCGGCTTTTGTTTTGATGACCGACTTTTCTGCCTATGACTCCACCCATGGCAAGTTCATGGTTGATTTTGAGCTTCAGCTCATGCAGGCCATTTATGGTCCTGCATTCACTCTCACAGCTGAACAATATCAAACCACTGGATTTACTAGGTGGGGAGTGCAGTATTCGGTTGGCAATAGTCGATTGTCAGGATCTCCTGACACATCGTTGTTCAATACGTTGGACAACGCTCTGGTGGCTTATATTGTGTACCGCGAAATGGGCAAGCCGAGTTCTGTTGCCTGGAATTCGCTGGGTGTTTATGGTGGTGATGACGGTTTATCACCTGAGGCGGACATACGGGTCTACACAAAGGTGTCAGATACGATAGGCATGTCACTCACTGAAGAGAGAGTTGAAGCCAATGAGTATCTAACTTTTCTGGGTAGGACCTACGTCAACCCATGGATCACCCCAAATAACATGATGGATATCCCCCGGTACCTTGGTAAATTTCACTATGTTAGAATGCCTGAAGGAGTGCCCGCCCAGGCCGCAGTACACTGGAAATACAGTCAAGTAGTCCGCTCAGAACCAGTGTATTCTTTGTGGTACCAGGAGGCAAAGGCAATTCTTGCCAAGCATGGCAGAATCAGGCCAGACAAACTGGAGAAACATAGTGAACAGCTAGAAACTGGATCAGATAGGTTCTGGCAGTCCCACCATACTGGACCATACTCTCATGCATCTGAGTCAGAGATGCATGCAGCTTTGGCACACTTCGGGGTGTGCGTGCAATCATGGCGACAG